CCGGTCACCAGACTCTAAAATGGGCTGGTACCCTCCCACGGTCAGTGAAGACCTAACTAGACTGAATAAGTCTAATCAGGACACACTAACAATCCTGTTTTAATCATAGGATTATCCCGTTCCATTGCTAATTTTAAATCTAGCAGTGAACGGCCAAAGCGCATAGTTTGAGCTTTGGCTATGATTTGATAAGGATCATTCTCCAACTGAAATCGCAGTTTACGCGCAAAAGTTCTGTATGTAAACATAATGTCTACAGCAGTCCTAGATTGCAACTGTAATTTCTCCAGATCTAGAAGCGTCACAGTCATTAATTGTGAACTTAGATCATAAGTGTAATTCAGCCGTACATTCATTTCGTGATATTCACGAATTGATGAATATAAGGCAAACACTAGAGGATGTTTGTTAAACATCTCAGGTGAAATGAATTGCACAATCGGAGCTGTTATGAATGACATAAATTGTTCCTTAAAGTTAGTATAATACTTACTTAAGTTACGAGTTATGCCCATAACCATACCATTCACGACCATTGAGGATGTCCGAACAAATTCATTTGTTTGGGTTGCATCACTCGTTGGCATGATATACTCATTGAACCTAGTTGCCTCCCCGGAGAATTCTCTCCAAAGCTGGTAATCAGGAAAGTCCATTGTTACTCGATACGTTAATCGAATATCTTTGAACATGTTAGTATAGTGTTTAATCTGAGATCTAGTATAACCTAGACGACGGATTAAATCACGAGCTAACTCAACTGAGTTAATCACAGATTTCGGCCCTCGCAGTTTGTATATCAGATCTAGTAGATCTTGAAATAACAAAACGGGATTACCCGCATTTGCGAGAAATCCTTTTAAAGGCACACCTGAAATCTCGATTCCTTTATGGAACCACCGTTTCGCGAATTCATAAGTATCAATAGATACATGTGATTTCTGAGGCGAGCAATCTACTCCTAGATTGGAGATGATCAGTTTATACTGCTCTGCGACAGCATCGTTATAAATAACAATGCCGTCACCGAGAAGTATATACTCTTTAAAAGGGTATTGACCACAGTTATGAGCAGCATACTGCACAACACAATGATGTGCAAGTGTAAAAGCAGCCCATGATGAACGAGCTCCCATTGGTTGACCAACTTTATAATAAAGCAAATCACCCTCTGGAGTCAGAAATGGTTCATTAACCATCAATGCCTTCCAGGCCCTTCCGATTCCTCGGAACGGTCTAGGAGAGTTTCGCTCAATCGCTTCCAGTAAATCTACTTGTAGATCTATCGGAAAACGATCTGTTGCCGACGTTAAATCTAATGAATGGTAACGTTCCCCTTCTCTCTTATCCCGAATTACAGGATCTTGAGTGAAAGTTCTATCTTGAGGAATCTGTCTTAAAACACCAAAAAGGTATTTTGAGAAAGGTTCAAAAGCTAGCTGCGATATATAGTCGAAAATGGCTATAACTCGCTCTTTCAATTCAGGATCTGAAATGATATAAAGTTTACGATTTCTTCGAAAATCTGGGTTAACCCGACATCCAAGAAAAAGTTCCTTAAACCATTTCATTCCCTCCGTACCTAACAGGATATTTAATGCCCATAGGTTACGACCAGTATAAAATCTGGTTGCCAGGTGAGCCTTTAAAATGGCTGGACCTGATAAGGGACCTGATTTCAGGTTAAGAAAGAAGCCCGAAATAGAGAGTTTATCTTCCTTGAAAGGTAATGTAAAATCTTTTACAAACTGAGTTATAAACTCAGCTGGAAGTGTTTTATATATCCCTTTGAAAGGAGCTGTGATACTAGAATAATCTATTTTCCCAGTTCCAGACATTGCCCTGGTTAAACCCAGGACTGTGTAAATAAACCGATTATGTTCGGGATCACACGATTCCACATACGGTTTCATAAACAGTATGGATGTAGGAAACCCAGTTTTATCTAAGCCGATCATAAGATCGTTAGATAAAATAGGCTCCCCACACTTGAACCGTGTCACACATAAACGCATAAATTTTATACGTTTAATTGTGTGTGAGGCTCCTTGTGTGGAGATCCAGAACTCAACAAGTGAGATCCAAACTCGAAGTATTTCTCTTCGATCCTCAGCAGGAATGTTAGGGAACCAATTAGATGTTATCCACTCAAGGATAGTAACTAATTTGTTGCTTAACATCATTTTATTTAGTAAAATGATCATCTTGCAAAGGAATCCGCGAATCCGGATGGACTGGCGGGCTTTGCCGCTCTTGGTTATCAAGCCAAGGGTTGCGAGCGAACAGCAAAGAAAGGGATAATCCCTTTCCTAAGCTAAGTAATGCCTTACGG